GTCAACCAATACAAGGTGTAGCTAGTGATTTAACTGTCAGCACAAACGGACAAAGTTTTACACTTGTATATGCAAATTCAACAAAAGGTTGGGTCAAGAAGCACTTTGCTGGAACGTAAGAGGTTCACATGGCTCTTATTGAACTACAAATACAACCAGGTATAGATAAACAGAATACAACCAAGGGTGCAGAAAACCGTTGGATTGACAGTGACAACGTGCGTTTTAGATATGGACTGCCAGAAAAAGTTGGTGGTTGGTCATCTCTTGTAAATGATAGCATAGTTGGTGTGGTCAGATCACAACACCCGTTTTTAGATATTTCAGGAAACAGATATGTGGCACTGGGCACAGATAAATTTTTATTATTATATTTTGAAGGGCAATTGTTTGACATAACACCATTTGACGCGGCAAGACAACAAACAAGTTGCACACTCGCAACAACAAATACCTCTACCGCGGTTACAATAACAACAGGATCAGCACACGCTTTAGAGGTAGGTGATATCATTTTACTTGACTCAGTAACCTTGCCTAGTGGAACGGGGCTTAGCGCATCAAACTTTGAAGACAAAGCATTTATGGTCAACACTGTGCCTAGTCCTACAACATTTACAATTACATCAAGTGCTGCCGCAAGTGCGAGTATATCAACTGGTGGTTCCATGACTGTAGAGTTCTATACAAAAGTTGGACCACAAAAACAAACATACGGATATGGTTGGGGAGTGGGTTCTTGGGGCGGTGATGTCGCTGGTGCTGTTACATCAACAATAAACGAAGGTGGCACGTTTAGTGATAGTGATACAACTTTAACTCTTACAAGTGCAGCTGCTTTTCCGAGCTCTGGTACAATACTTATTGGCACCGAGTTAATAACATACTCTGGTAAATCTAGTAACGATTTGACAGGACTAACAAGAGGAACAAACGGCACCACTGCTGCAGCACACTCTAATGGTGCCACTGTTACAAACGCATCCGATTATAGCGGATGGGGCATAGCAATTCCAGCTGACCAAGCAACGTTAGAACCTGGTCTTTGGTCACTAGATAACTTTGGTGAGGTATTGGTAGCCACTATTGCAAATGGTGAAACATTTACATGGAACGCAGGGGCAACTAGTCCAACG